TCCGCCAATACCTGAATCGGCGTTCTTCTGATATCAAGCCCTCCGCCTACTGTAAGGTTATCAGGCAACGTCTGGATCGGGGTGTCTCTGAGATCGAGCCATCCGCCTACTGTAAGGTTGTCAGGCAACGTCTGAATCGGGGTGTCGCTGAGATAGAGCCATCCGCCCACTGTAAGGTTGTCAGGCAACGTCTGGATCGGGGTGCCGCTGAGATAGAGGTCGCCGCCTACTGTAAGGTTATCAGGCAATGTCTGAATCGGGGTGTCTCTGAGATCGAGCCATCCGCCCACTGTAAGGTTGTCAGGCAATATCTGAATTGGGGTGTCTCTGAGATCAAGGCCGCCGCCATTCCTTTTCATCATGTTTTGGGCTTCTTCAATGGTCAATTTCATGATTTCTTCCCCCTATAAAGCTCCATATGCACCCGCCTACCATCATCACGCAGCCTATCACCGCTCTGGCCACTATGTACCGGCCCGTGTTACAGTAAGCGTCTCCTTCTGCGCCCAGTACAATCACAAATCCCACTATACCGATTAGCGCGGGCAGCTTTGACTTCATTCTCTTTCACGTCCTTTCTCTACGCTTCCCGGATGGGCCGGATTTTCCCGTATTCCTCGGCCGGGGCTTTTTCTTTGGCCTGCATGGCGGCGGTTAGGTACTCCGGTACTCGGTCAACGTCGATATACAGCTTATTCCCGGAATGAACAGTAGGAATGTATCCTTGCTTTATAAGGCGGTGCATGATCTTTTCTGACAGCGGCGTGTCAGGGTCCTCCTCCCGCAGCAGAGCTACCGCCTTGGGCACAGTTCGTAACCTCATTTTTTCACCTCCCTGTTGACAATCTCTTTCATAGCCTATATGATGTTTTGCACAGACTTTGAAAGGACTTGATAGTATGAACAACAAAGCGCATATTGGATTTCGCATTGACCATGAACTGTTGGAGAAATTTCGCTACATCTCCGGGTATGAGGGCCGAAGCATGGTGGGGCAGATGGTCTACATGATTCGCTGCTTGGTGTTGGATTTCGAGAAGCGGCACGGAGAGATTCGTCCAAGCGAGTAAGGAGAATTCAGTCGTTGGTGGCAGCCTCCGGCTGATTCTCTTTTTCCCGGACATTGATGAGCATATTAATCCAGTTCAATAGATTTTGCGACTTTTTGATAGCACAACATATAGTTATAAAACAATTGTTCACCACACCATATTGACACATTCTAAATTGTGTGGTATAATTTCACCATCATAATTTATAAGTGGGGTGATATAATGCCAAAATGCAACCACAAGCAAACCAGCAAATCGGTGGCTTCAAAAGCTTCCAAAATACTTTCTGATGGCCGTTACAGCAGCACATCAAAAAGCGTAGCTGGATCCGCACTGTCACAGACCAAAAAGTAAATAGTCTACCGGCTGAGCGTGGTGTTAGCGGCACCGCGCTCAATCTTTTTTAAAAAGCTGTCGAACGTCTTCATGCGGAAAAAAAGCGTCGGCGATCGCTATTGCTTCGTCGAAATGCAGCGGCCTTTTCCCGGATAGTTTTGCCCCGGCGGTGTCTCTGCCGGTCTGTATGACGGCTGCTATTTCCCGGATGGTTATATTGCGCCGCGCCATTTCTGCACGAAGATTGGGGTAAATAGTGTTTGATGTTGGCATTGTGTCTCTCCTCCTTTCTTATGTGGGGTTATGAGTGTCGAATTTTGCTTGTTCACGCTCTCACCTCCTTCCCGCTCTCCCGAGCGGGCTTTCTTATGTGGCTTTCTATCGAATTTGGGCCATGGGATTTGCACATTATGTGAATTGTTTTCGCTTGTCGATTGTGGTAGAATTGAGGTAGAAAGGGGATACTAATATGGAACTTTTTTGGGGATTTCTAGTGTTTGCCGGTACTTTTGTCGTTTCCGTTTTTGGATTCTGTCAGATAATTGGAAGTATCAGAGTCGCTTTTAAGCAGAAAGAGATGAAGGATTTTATTGAGTATTACAATGGTAGGCTTATTTCTCCGGCATCGACTGCGTTTACGATCGTTTTTTGGCTAATAATTCTTGTGCTTGCTTGTTTGGCTGTTCATAGCTGGCTCAATGAATATCGTATTCCTTATTACATCGCAACTGGTTTGACGTTTCTGCTTTCCCTAAAATCAGGTTCAACAATTAAAGATGTGGCAGAAGCTACACATATGCAAATGCCGGAAGCACAAGCTGATATTAATGAAAACAATTCATAATGTCTTAGTGCCATAACTGATAGAAAGGAGGCGGTGGTATATATGAGTATAAAATTCAGCGGTAAGAAAATAGGCGCTTTGCTCTTAGTCATTATTGTTTTGGTGTTTGCGTACTTTTTATATGATAATTATTATGACAATTCTACTCATACCGTTTATATAACGTATACTGGAGAAAAATATCACCGCTCTACTTGTCAATACCTACACAGTAGTAAAATTTCAATCACCCTAGAAAACGCGGTTAAGCAAGGCTACGATGGTTGTTCTAGATGTAATCCGCCACGGTTAAAAACGAAACGGGCTCACAAAGCTATTATTCGCCGCCCTCTCTACGAAGGCGGCATTTTTATGCCGGTTTTTCCTGTCCAGAATCCTGTGGTTTCTGTTTGCACATCTCTTCTGAAAATTGAAACGGATCTTTTTCAAGGAATTTACATACAATAAGAAATTCATCCGCTCTTAAGCTCCTTTTTCCGGAAAAGCACGGATAAAGCCTTCCATAAGGAATTCCGGTCTTTTTTGACACGTTAAGAAGAGAGTACCCTTTATCACGTACATATTCCGCCAGCTTTTTGGTTGCTAGATCCATATTCGCGTCACCTCCGTTCTTCATAGTGAAGATTTCATTTACATTATATTCTTCAATTTTAAGATTGTCAAGAACTATTTTCTGAAATTTGAAGAATTTTTCTTGACTTATTTCTTCTGTAATGGTATCTTTAGTGTGACAGAAGGGGGTATATCATTGGAACAGAATATAGGGAAGCATCTTAAGTCAGCCCGTAACGGAGCACACAAATCGGTAAAAGAGGTCTCGGAATACTTGAGACTAAACGATATGAATATATCGGAAAAAACTATATACGGCTGGGAAAATGGACATAGTCAACCATCCCCTGACGCTCTGCTCCTTTTGTGTAGTTTTTACGGTATTGATGACGTACTAGGATATTTTGGATATAAAAAATCCCCGTCTGACGACGAGGATCCGTTAGACGAGGATGAAGGTGCTCTTATGCTATATAAAGCGTTGATCTCGGCCGGATTTCTTAAAGAAGGGGAAGATTTAACACCCCAACAATTCGAATTTTTAGACGGCCTTACTGCTATGTTGAGCGCGTTTTTCGATAGTCAAAATTGATTGGATAACTTTTCTAGGATGACTCCTACCAGCTATGTTTTTATATAACTGTTTTACTCCCTCTGGTATATCCAGCGTATCTCCTTTCCTGATTTCTTGGCCTGTCCCATTTTCTTTCCTTTCCTCCACCTTCATGGCGGCCCCTCCATCCTTCCCTAAGTTTCGCCTACATTTTACCACATTTATTCCGGTTTGTCTCGCGGTTTGTGACTGTTTCCATAAATATGGACAAATGCGGCAGTTTTGCCACCATTTGACGGTTTCAACGGCGAATCGTATAGGTCATTTATACCAACGTTCAGCGCCCGCGCCAATGTTTCTAGTTGTTCCAGTGTTGGGGAGGTTTTTCCGCTCTCTATGTTGCTTAAAGTGGACTTACTCAGTCCGCATAGCGCCGACAACTTCGACATCGTTAACTTTCGTAAAACCCGTATTTCCCATAAATAGACCTCTATCATTCCCCCTCCCCCCATACATGGTTTATTCTGCCACATATAAGGCGAGGTATGCAAGATCATTTAAAGTTTAAAAACAGGCCGCCCAGGGTGGCACCCCTAAGCGGCCTTTGTGTAAAGAGCGGTGATGATACTGTGAGCGAGAATATTCGAGATTATGACTATATAGAACAACGGTTAAAGGAGCAAATGTCCTATTATAGTAATTCGTGTCAAAAACTCCAACGCAGATATCGAATTTTAACTTTCATTAGTATTGTGATAACAGCCATAATTCCCATATTTTCTTTGTCGGTAGATGATATCGGTAGACCGGCACAGTATATAATCGCGATTCTAGGTGCTACAGCCTCAATTATATCTGGCATAACTTTCTTTGAAAAGCTGCGTGATAAATGGATACTGGAGAGGGCTACATACGAAAAATTAAAATCCGAACTAGCTAAATTCAACGCAAAAGCGGGTCAATATAAAAATTTGAGTGAAGCAGACAGCAAAGCTGTTTTTGTTGAAACGTGCGAAAGCTACATGGAGATTGAGCATGGTGAGTGGAGAGAAACAATGCTGAAAAACGACAAATAGTTAAATTGTTGGGGAGAGGGGGGTGCTGCCCGGCACTTCTTCATAAGTTCTCTCAAACACATCCGGTTTACACGGATACTGCTCTCCACGCAATCCCGTAATGATGTAGTCACCTTGATCCGCGTGCATATCTCCCTCTAGGGTAGGTATTATCATTTCAACATCAGTTTGATATGCTTCTATAACTACTGGCTTTTTTCTATATTTTTTTACCTCGTTCATTCAATTCGGCTCCTAAAATTAATTTTGAAAGAAGGATGTAATCATGCCAGAACTCAAAACATATGACCTCTTTATCAGTCACGCTTGGAAATACGGAGATGAATATTGTAACCTGATATATCTGTTGGATAAGGCTCCTTGTTTTAGCTACCGGAACTATTCAGCCCCATCTGATAAACCTCTACACAATTTAGACAATTCCGATGTGCGCACCCAGCGCCAGATTAAAGATGCAATTGGCCGTAAAATTTTGCCTGTGAACATTGTGGTAGTCATTTCCGGCATGTACGCAAATAATCGAAAATGGATGGAATATGAGATTGAGTGTGCACAAAATTTTAGAAAACCACTAATTGCCATCAGGCCATGGGGAAACTCAATCACGCCAATTTATATACAAAACGCCGCTGAAGAAGTAGTCGGTTGGAACACGAATAGTATCGTGCAAGCGATCAGAAAATATTCCATTTAAGCCGTTTGAGTATAGTGTATCATGAAAAAATGGTTTTGTTAAATCGCATAGTTTGTATAATTTGAACAATCAATTTGCATTACAATGAATAAATATAAATACACATTAAAAACCGCCCTCCGGTGCGCCAACACCAGAGAGCGGACTACCGGGCCGAATGGCACACGATAGGCTAACAAAGCGCCTATATTGTACCAGAAAGCCCGGTAAATATCAAGTACCGGGCATTTTTGCGTCCGGAAATAGGAGGCTGGTACAATGGCAACAGTGCAGCGCCGGGGAGATACCTACCGTATCACCGCTTCGGCAGGGTATGACACAGAGGGGCGGCAGATACGAAAAAGCATGACCTGGAGGCCCGCTCCCGGTATGACCGAACGGCAGATTGCCAAAGAGCTGGAGCGGCAAAAGGTGTTGTTTGACGAGCAGGTGAAGGGAGGCAGATATCTGAACGGCAATATAAAATTTCAGGATTTCGCGCAACGATGGTTTGAAGATTATGGGAAAGAGCATTTACGTGAACGCACTTATTTGCGTTATATAGAGCTGTCCAAACGCACTTACGCCGCTATCGGCCATATACGGCTGGATAAACTGCAGCCTCACCACCTGTTGGAATTCTATTCGCAGCTTGCCGAAACAGGCCAAAATAAGCGCACAGGCGGAGGATTAGCCCCCAAGACCATCAAGCACTATCACACTTTCATCTCATCCGTTTTGGAGCGGGCGGTAAAATGGCAAATAATACAAGATAATCCCGCTCATCGTATCGACGCTCCGAAAGTTGACCGCCGTCAAATTGCTTGTATGGACGATCAGCAAGCGCGGCAATTCATGACTGCCCTCGAAAGTGAATCCGTGGAATACCGCACCATTTTCACTATCCTACTGCTCACCGGCATGAGACGCGGAGAGCTGCTGGGGCTGGAATGGCCGGACATTGATTTTGACAGCGGTGTAATTCATATACGTAGGACTTCCCAATATGCTCCCGAAAGGGGGATATATACAGATACTACGAAAACAGAACAATCAAAGCGGCCTTTGTCCGTCCCCGATGAACTACTCTCCCTCCTCCGGGAATATAGGGTGTGGCAAAACGAACGGCGGCTTCTCCTCGGAAACACATGGGCGGAGGAATGGACAGAACATCCGCGACTGTTCACCCAATTTGACGGAAAGCCCATGCACCCGAACACCCCTTACCAGGAATTGCAAAAACTTTTAAAACGATACGATATGCCTCAGGTATCCCTTCATAGCCTTCGGCACACAAACGCGACCTTGCTTATCGGCTCCGGAGCTGATGTGCGTACAGTGTCCGGGCGACTCGGCCACAGTCAGACCAGCACCACGTTAAACATTTACGCTGAATTTCTTCAAAGCGCGGATAAAGCCGCGTCAGAATCCATTGCAGATACTCTTTTGCGTCGTAAGACGGCGGAGTGATTTGGCGTTTATTTGGTGTTTGTTGTCACGGATTGTGGGGGTTCGCGATGGCGCAAGCGGGCGTATGGTCGGCTGACAAACGCTTGAAAAATCCCGATTTTTCCGGTTGTGGAGCGCCTTGGCGTGAGTCTCGTCGCTTTCAAGTCCCGTTTCTCGCACCAAAAAAACCCCCTGGGAGTGGCTTAAATGCTCACTTCCGGGGGTTTCGTTTTTTCTTTTTCTACCGTTTGGTGTTTATTTGGTGTTTATTCAAAACGTAATCAAATATAGAGCTTAAAAGGAAAATCATTCATACGCACCCATAACAAACCCAGCGAATAACCACGCCCATTCATCCTTGTTCACTTGGCGAATCTTTCTATGGTTCTGCCGTAGCCAAGCCCATGCCTGCGCCTCTGATTGGGGGCGTATCATTCGGACGGGTTTCCCTTCAATGGATAGCCAGCAATTCGGGCCGCCGGTAATATAGAGCATATACCGCCGCCCTCTGTGCATAAGGCTATGGATCAAATAACGCGAATCGTCAAGGGCGCGCCCGTTATCATAATAGGCCACCAAGTTATATTGTTCGGGGTCATATACCCGTGGATCATATAGGTTGCTTAAGCAGTCCAAATCAATCATAAATTCACCCCACTATAGCATACCAGATCGATAGGCGACAGCGGGGAGGTAATGTTTACCAATACGTGGTGCTTCATCACAGGGCTTACATGAACGGCCGGATGGGATTCCCCGCCCGGCTGTGTTACTTTTTTACCTTCCGGTTCCTCTCATCAGGAACTATTTTCCATTGCATATCCCCCTACGTGCGGCATATAATAAGAACAGATGTTCTTTTTTGAGAGAGGGATATGGCCATGCGCACGATTTTACACTGCGACTGCAACAATTTTTACGCCAGCGTAGAATGCTTGTACCATCCAGAGCTCCGGGGGAAACCGGTTGCCGTCTGCGGGGATCAGGAAGCAAGGCATGGCATTGTCCTCGCCAAAAATTATGCCGCCAAACGCTACGGAATCAAAACCGGGAATCCTATCTGGATGGCGCGGCAGCTATGCCCCGATATTGTCATTGTACCGCCGCATTATGATCTGTATATGCACCACTCCGAGCTGGCCCGCAGGATATATGCGGACTATACCGATCAGGTAGAACCCTTCGGCCTAGATGAATGCTGGCTGGACGTTACCGGCTCTGCCGATCTGTATGGAGACGGGCGACAGATTGCCGATGAGCTGCGCCGCCGGATTCGGGAGGAACTGGGGATCACCATTTCGGTAGGAGTCTCCTTCAACAAGGTGTTCGCCAAACTGGGCAGTGATATGCGCAAGCCGGACGCCACCACGGTGATACCGGCGGACGGCTGGAAGGACATTGTCTGGCCCTTGGTGGTGTCCGATCTCTTGTATGCGGGACCTGCCACCACCAAACTGCTGCGTCGATATGGTATCCGCACCATTGGCGATCTGGCCCGGGCGGATCCCTATTCTATCAAATCCAGGCTGGGGAAATGCGGCGTAATCCTGCAAGCGTATGCCCAGGGACTGGACCGCTCGGCGGTATCCCCGGCGGGCAGCGTCCCGGTTGTCAAGTCCATCGGGAACAGCACCACCATGCCCCGAGACATGGAGGACGGAGACGGCCTGCGGATAATCTTGTATATCCTTTGCGAAAGCGTGGCCGAGCGGCTTCGGGCGCAAGGGCTGCGGTGCTCCACTGTGCAGGTATCCCTGCGCGATACGGATCTGGCCTGGTGCGAACGGCAAACCAGGTTGTCAGCGCCCACCTGCACCAGCCAGAACATATATGACGCCGCATACCGCTTATATTTGGAAAATGTGGACGGGCCGCTGCGGTCCATCGGGGTGCGGGCTTCCCAATTGGATCATTGGGGCCATATCCAAACTCTTCTGCTGGAGGACGCGGCCAGGACGCAACGGATGGAGAAGCTGGACCATACCGTGGATGATATCCGGCGGCGATATGGGCATGATAGTATCCGTAGGGGAATCATGCTCACCGACCCGTCTCTCGCGGCACTGAACCCGCAAACGGATCATCCCGCCATGCCCGCCGGCGTTATCCGTTAGGAGGCGCAAGTTATATGCCTAAAAAATATGTGGAGGTGGGCGCCGTTCACCGGACAGACGGGCAAATTCTGCCTGTGCTGCTGTGGTGGGAGGACGGCCGCTCTTATCAAATCGACCGGGTATTGGATATCAGACGGGCCGCCAGCCTCAAGGCCGGCGGCGTGGGGCGCCGTTACACCTGCCGGATATGCGGCAAAGAGCGATATCTATGGCTTGAGGACGACGGAAAATGGTTTGTGGAAAGCAAGGAGGAACAGCCGTGTGCGGACGATACACCCTAATGACGGACGAGAATTATAAGGACATATTGGACATTATCCAGAAAGTGGAAAATAACACTGGAAAATCCGTTGAAAAAACCGGCGAAATATATCCCACCAACACGGCACCGGTGCTGATTAACCGAAACGGGCGACGGTTTGCAGACCTTTTCCGATGGGGATTCCCCAACTTTTATAATAAAGGTGTCATAATCAATGCCCGGGCTGAAACAGCACCGGAAAAACCGATGTTCCGTCCCTGCTTTATGGATCATCGCTGCGTGATCCCCGCCGCCGGATTTTTTGAATGGGATCCCAGCAAACGTAAAGTCCAGTTCTATCGGCCCGACCGCGCACTGTATATGGCGGGGATTTTCCGAGTATACAACGATATCCCGTGCTATGTAATTCTCACCACAGCAGCCAATTCCTCGGTATCGGATATTCACAGCCGTATGCCGCTGCTTTTGGATCCAGATCAAATTGAACCGTGGCTGCAGACTAGGGAAGCGGCGCTGACGATTCTTCAAGGGGTTCCCCATGTACTGCAGCGTATGTATGCATAGGATGTCTGGTCACTCAAAAGGGCGACCGAATTTATATTATATTGAAAAAGGGGCCCACCGGCAAACATCCGGCAGGCCCCCGTTTTCCGTTATTCCTTTTTCCCCAATTGCTTGACAAGCTGGTTGCCGTATACCGCCACGCCGGTGACGAGGATACCCTGGATGGCGCTGTCCACCGACGGCCCGCCGCACAGCAGCGCCCCCGCGATTCCAATGGGCAACAGGATCACCGGGATCCATTTATCCGGGATCGCCTCTATATTCTTGATGATCTGCCCGATAATCAGCAGCGCCGGAATCAAAATCAAAGCGTTTTCCGTAATATAGCCCAGGACTTCCATCATGCGTTTCTCCTTTCCTCGTGGGCCTCCAAATCCGCGACCCGATGGTTGATGACCTTGATCTGCTCCTCCACCACCGGCAGGCGGCGGGCATAGTTGTTATGTTCCTGCACCTTGTTCTCCAATTGCTGCAGCCGGTAATTTGTCAGCTTGGAGGATACCAGCACCCCGCCGAAGCTGCCCCCCAGCGTGCCCACCAGGGAAATGATCGCCACAATGACCGCCGTGTCCATGTCAGCCCACCTTCTCCAGGCCCTTGAGATAAGCGGTGCCGGTGTAAGCGCCGGAAGCGTTGCCGATCCGGGCCTCCGTGCCGTCTTTGACGATCTCCAGCACCGTGAAGGTGGTCTTGCCGTCCTGCGCCCAGGAAGGGATTCCCTTGTTGCCCGAGCCGGTGCCCCACTGGGTCACGCCGCTTTTGAACACCACCTTGTCGCCAGCCTTGATGGCAACAGGCTCCGGCTTGACCTCCGGTTCCGGCTGCTCCTCCACCTCCACCGCATGGGTGTCGATCCACGCCTTAAGTTCCTCCACGTTGACTACCTTTCCCATGATTGCCACTTCTCCTTTTTTGTAGGGGTCCACAAACGAGACCCCAAAAATATCGCAAAACGCCTTGGAGGTCGCCTCCGCCATCTCCCGCATATGTCCATGGAACCAGGTGATATCCTCCAAGTTGTCGTGGAACACCAGCTCCTCATACAGACAGGGCGCTTTGGTCTGGTTGATCTCGTACAGGTTCGGGTTCACGCTGATATTCGACCGCCGGGGATACACCTCCAGCCGCCTTTTCCGCAGCGCCTCCGCCCATGCCCGGCTGGCCTCGCTGTAGATCATGATCCCGTTGCGGCAACCGCCTCCCGCGTTGGTGTGGGCCACATAATAGAGGTTCGCCCCCCAGTCGTTGGCCTCCCGGACGCTGACCCGGATTCCGTCCCCCGTGTTGCCCTTGTCCGCCCGCTTCACCTCGAACCCGCAGGCCCGCAGATACGGCTCCAGCTCATCCATGTACCGGTTGCAATGGACGTTTTCCCCGCAATTCTTCCGGTCATAGCTGCAAGGATTGTCGTGGGCGTGGGCCGCCGGGGATAAATAGATTTTCGCCATCTTGTTTCCTCCTCCATTCCATATCACACCGGGATCAACGCCAGAAGGTTGCTAAGTATGAGGTCGTGCCCTTCGGCGTTGGGGTGGATGGTATCGTTTAGTAGCCGGTCGGCCGGCAGCAGGGCGTATTCGTCTATGTACCAATACCCCAGCGATTTGATCCAGGCGTTGACCTCGGTGATGAAGGTTGTGTTATCGGTGTCGTACCGCCGGGGGATGGTCACCAGCACGGGGATGGACCCGTTTTCCTCCACCCGCCCGATCAGCTCCAGCAGGTTCATCTTGAAAGTAGCCACCGAGAGGGAAAGGCTGTCGTTGGATCCGATCTGCAGCACCGTGTACTTCGCCTTGGCCGCGAGGAAATCGGTGGTATATTTGTTTTTCAGCGCCGTCGTGGTGGCCCCGCCCCGCCCGCTGGCGATCAGCTTCTCTCCCAGCTTCTCCCGCAGCTTGTACGCATAGGCGTATTCCGACTCCAGCTCAGAGGACGCGTTCTCCAGAAAGCTGTCCCCGATCAGCAGCACCTCGCATTCCGCCTCCGACCGGGCCTTCTGCGTCATGTTCACCAGCTCGAACACCCCGCCCGCCGAGCCGAACGCCACGCCGCCCCAGCCGCGCAGCTTGTTGTTTAACTGGTTGTGGGTGTAGGAAAAGGTTTTCCCCGGCGCGCTGATACATTTCAGGGTAAACTCGGTGGAGAGGGTGCCGGTTTTGATGATCTCCGCATAGTAGGTTTCCCCCGCCAGGATGTCGAAGTCGATGGTGAGGTTGCGCTTGATGGAGAGGGTTCCCTTCCAGTCGGAATTGTAGATTTTCAGGGTTTTGTCGGCGGGGTTCACCAGGACATAGTACCCGTTGGCCGCCCCCGATCCGTCCCGGGTCCCGAAGGCGAACGCCCCCACCGTTCCCACCTTGAAGGTCCAGGTCAGCTTCTGAAAGAGCAGGTCCGTCACCGCGTCCCGGTACAGCACGGTATCGGCCGGCACGTCGACATTCCCGTTGGCGTTTTGGGTGTAATCGGACCCGGAAAAGCCCTGCCGGATGTCCCATGTGCCGGACGTGGCCCAGAAGCGGTCGCTCTTCTCCAGCGCCTCCAGCCTCTTGTCCATGCTGTTGTCGTTCAGAATGACCACCTTCTCCGCGATCGCGGGCAAGTCCGCCTCCGTCAATTCGACGGTCGGGTTCTCTATGCTTTTCACGGTATAGCGGATATATCCATCCGCCTGCATGACGTACTCGTCCGCATAGCTGCACAGGTGCTTGACAACCGCTCCGGCGGCGTCCACCGCCGTAACGTCCACCTGATATGTCCCGCCACCGGTGATCCGCATTCCCTTGCGCACAAGAATCGCCTTGTCCACCGGCCGGGCACGCACCTTCGTGTTCACCTGCCCCAGGCTTGCGTCAAAGCCTCCCACCTCATATTCCAGATGAAGGGCCTCTCCGTACAGTTCGTTGTTCATCGTCTCCGCCAGCGTCCCGATCCGTTTGTTCACGTTGTCGTCCTTCCGGATCACCACCTTTTCCGCAATCAACGGAAGGTCCGCCTCCGTCAGTTCGGTATCGGGGTTCGCTATACTTTTCACGGTGTATCGGATATACCCATCCGCCTGAGCAACGTATTCGTTGGCATAGCTGCACAGCACCTCCAGGGCCGCCCCGGTGGAATCCACCGCCACCACATACACCTGATACACGCCCCCGCCCGTTACCCGCATTCCTTTGCGGACAAAAATCGCTTTGTCCACCGGCCGGGCGCGGATTGCGGCGACCACCTCACCATCGACTATATCAAACCCGCCGATTTCATATTCCAGATGAAGGGCCTCTCCATACAGTTCATTGTTCACCGTATTATCTATTCTGCTGGCCGAAGCGGCCGCTATATTGGCTGTCGCAGCGGCCTGATTCGCTGCCTCTGTTGCTGCTTCCGCGTCACTTAATATAGCCACCACACTAATGGTCGACGATACATCTTCCGCTGTTTCCAGGCTGGACGGTTGTACGTGGATAGTCAATCCCGTAACACGTAGTTCTTCTCCTGCCTCGTTGGTCAGCACAATTTGCGCTTGACATTTTCCAGCAGTATTAAGGCAAGGAATTTCAGCAATAACCTTTCCTTGCGAAATTGAAGCGTCCAAAAATATAGGGTCGCCATACGGCGGAATCACATATATCCGCGCTGTGTATCCGTCCAATTCATATGGCGCGCCGCCTATGTCTATCAGAGCTATTTCTAGGTTCCTGGACTTGACTTCTCCACGGGTCACTATGGCTTGTTCGTTACTATGCCCCCATACATCAAGACTTACTTTTTTTGTTGTTGCCACGGTTACGCCCCCTTGATTTCTTTGCCATCCTGATCATACATCGGAAGATAGTATTCGATCCTGTCCTGTCGTATAATCATGCCGGTTTTCGTTCCGCCCGATCCATTTGGTATGTTGACTGCTAAATATCCATCCGGCCACACCGATAATTCCCATCCGTTCCGTAAATGAACATCTAAAAAGCCGCTTGATGTTGGGTGAACTTTAAATATCTGTTCATCTCCATAAAATATAGTAAATTCGTCCGATAGCTGCCCGGAATCCTCCCGGCTGGTAATTCGTGCTCGCATTTTCGTGCCTGAATCCGTTGTGGATACCATCTCGTCACAATGCAAGCTTCCGGCGTCCAGATCAAAATACACCTCCGGCCTGGTTCCGCTTTTGATTATCCCGGATATGATCTGACTTCCTGCGATGGTAAGACCAGCGATAAACTTTCCCATGATAGTTCCATCCATTGTGATGGCCGTTTCGTATGGGCCGTTATACCCATTTTCCGAATAGCCAAAACCGCTGTTGTTCCATCGCCATACTCTTTGTGCTGTTTCCACAGATGGCATATCCATCACTAAAATTTCATCCGGTTCTTCATCCCCATTAGTATCATGCAGCACCACATACCCACCTTTGTTTCCCGTGATGAGGTTCGTGGCGCTGTTGATCGCCTGCTGAATGAGGGTTATAGTAGGCGCTTTCTCGATCTCCTTTTGCTGTTGGACGATGGTGTCCGCCAGGTTGGTTTTAGCGTCTCCTAAATCAATACTGGTGTATTTACCCTTGAGTACGTCATACACTGTCTTAACGCACTTGGCCGTTGCGGATACCCCAAGGGTGGGATACTCCACCGTCACGGTATCGCATAGATTCACCTTTTCCAGCAGCGCGATATCTTTGTATTCCTCCGTTTGCTCCAGCGGCTGGAATGCCACGGTGATACTGACCGTCGGTACTCCGATGTTGTTGTCCTCCACATACTTTTCCGCCCGCTCGCGCAATTGATCGGCCGACGGCTGATTCTCAAATTCTCCTGACAAATCCAACGGGATGATATATTCAAAATCATATGTACCCGGCACATCCACTGTTTTTTCTGGAATGGTACCCAGTTCTCCCTCCCCGCCGATCCAGTACGGGTATACGCCGGTTGCCACACTGGAAATGTTCTCGTCCTGTTCCAGATTGGTGAGATTCTTTCCATATCGGATGGTAACGCCGTTGTTCTGCCCCCGTTGGTCCAGCAGCTTGACCGTGTACCGATCCCACTCGTATTCCCCGCCATATATATCCAATATGGAACCCTGCTGCCCTCCCAGCAAAGATCTGGCAGAGGCTGGAGCGGAAACGGTCATCGTACCGACGCTTTGTATATCCGTTTGAAAAGAAAAAAGATTATTACTCGTAGCGTTGTTTTCTAGTGCCATAAACGCTCCCACCGCGCTTCCAGCGGTGAAAGGCGCGACCGTTACACCGGTCAGATCATAGGATATATGCTGCGCATACACTTTCACTTTTCCGTTCATCGGGCGGGTTATCCGGTATATACGGAATGGCTGTATATCGCCGTAAGGGTTCGGTTTAGCCGTTATAATACGCCTCGGTTTAATATCTTGGTAATGGATCCCTGTTATCGGGTATTCCATTTGTAGTTCAAATGTGCCATTCCTCTCCTCCGTAACCTCGCAGGATATAGCGTCGGATAGGGCGCCAAGTCCGTTGTTGTTAAAATCGGCTTCGCCGCTAGAGTAAAGCAGAATCAAGGATATTCCTCCTAAATTTTTTATTTTCCTTCTTGACAAATGCGCATTAAATGTGTATAATATACTTGTAAGGAGGATGGGGGATGAAACGAAAGGAACTGGTAAAGCTACTCGAAAAAAACGGATGGCGACTAGCAAGATCGGGCGGTAATCACGACATTTACACAAACGGTCAAAAATCGGAACCAATACCCCGACACAATGAAATCAATGAATTGTTGGCAAAAGCAATCATTCGAAGGCAGGGGCTGAAATAAGCCTCTGACCTCCGAATGTTACCCTTATAATTTGACAAGGAGGATATCCCATGAAATACGCTTATCCCATCGTCATAACACCCATAGGAAACGACTATGTTGTGTATGTACCAAACTTAGAAATTAACACGCAAGGAACCAGCGTCGCAGACGCTATGGAAATGGCTAGAGACGCTATCGGGATGTGGGGCTGCTATGAACAGGACGAGAAACGGCCTATTCCGCAACCCGGTAATCCTACCTCAATCCAAGCTTCCCCCGCAGATATCGTTACCCTGGTGGATGTAGATTTCGATGAATACCGCCGTCGACACGAAACCCGTGTTGTACGGAAAAACGTCACTATCCCGTCCTGGCTAAACGAACGGGCGGAAGCGGCTGGAATTAACTTTTCGGCCGCCTTGCAGGAGGCTTTGAAGAGTCAACTCCATGTGGAAGGACGGTAATTCTATACCGTCCACCACCTGGGGATGATTTCTATACTTGTTATATTCCCGTCCCAATCGACAACATTATCTCCCGACTGCAAAGCAGGAAATTCCGGGGCGGAAATCGTGCTGTTTTTGTTCAGCGTCCCCTTATAGGCGTTTTGTGTGTCGGAATCCAGCATGACGTATTCATCCAGTGACAGAATTTCCACCGTATAACCACCCACATACAAATTCCCGGCTCCCGTACCGTTGACCTTAATCAACGGCAGGGCCGGGAATAACTCGTTATATATGGTTTGCGGGACGGTCAGCGTCAGCGGCGTCTCTCCATCCTTGCGCCAACGCTGTGGTTTACACATAAACGATATTGTCATGCGCCCATACTGGTTCATGATGTTTTCGATTTCCGCCGGGCCTGAAAAATACGCCAAACGATAAAATTCCGGATCATATGAATCTTCCAGCCTTTGATAACCAGTTGCAGTTTGCAGCCATTCCCGAACCATTCTTGACTGTTTCGGCGTTCTGTTTTTGCTGGCGTTGAAATACACCTCGTAACTTTGGGCATAATTGTTATACACCCCCGAATCGATTATCAGATCTCCGTTTCTTCCTGGAATCTGTATAATTTCCAAACGGCGTTCCGGACCATTTTGATTCGGGTATCGCTCTACTACAACATCTATTTCGTTAGAGCATTTCCCTGCCCACCATATCACGCATACACCGCCCCTTTCCGTACCACGCTACTTTGAATCTTCTCCATCACACGGTCGGCAATGGCGTTCTCGTCCTGTCCGGCGGAAGCATAGACATTAATAGTAAACCCACCATAGTTTTGTGTAGGCGCCACTATACGGCCCGTGGCGGATACACCTGCAACCGATACCGCCGTATTTAGTCCACTGACACCGTGACGTATCTCTTTTTGAGCGGTTTTCAGCGCGTTGTCCATGCTGGATGACAGCCCATTTTCAAAGCCTTCCCCCGTAAATTCACCGATCTCAGCAAACACTTTTGACGGTGAATGAATACCTAGAAAACCTTTAATACCATCGACAATTCCTCCAAAAAATCCGCCCACTTTGTCCTTGAGCCATCCTGCAGCGTTTTTTATACCTTCCCACAGTCCAGCTATTAGTTCTCCGCCTATATCCATCATGGACGAAATTCCTTCTCCGAACCCTTTGATCAACGCCGCTATAATTTCAGGTATGGAAGCGACCAATTGAGGAATAGCCTTTATAAGCCCCGCAGCTAGCTTAATCAATATTTCTATACCCAATGCTATGATTTTCGGCAAATTCTCGGTGATGAATCCTACAATCTTGATTATTATTTCCGGAAGAGCTTCAATCAAAATCGGCAAAGCATTAAGAATTCCATCGGCTAATCCCTCGATAATCTTAAATGCTGCGTCTAATATCTGGTCAAGATTATCAAGTAGCGTTTTGCACATCAAAATAATGGCTTCGATTATTGAAGGAATGAGATTCGGAAGAGCCTCCGAAATACCGGTTGCAAGTGTAATGACTATCTGAACGGCCGCTTCAGTTAACTGCGATATATTGTTAATAATACCATCAACCAGAGCTAATAATAGCAGCAATGCTCCATCCGTTATCTCTGGAATTGCGTCGATCAGGCCGGACAGCAAAGAGAGTGCTATCTTGCTAGCCGAGTCAATAATCATTGGCAAATTGTCCAATATAGCTGAACCAAATGAGGAGACAATCCTGCCCGCCAATTCGACTAGATTTGGAATATACTCCATAATCCCATCTATTGCTTTAGGAAGTACGTCCCCAACAACATCGGCCATTTTTCCGATATCTCCGTCTGCGGCTTGTATCCCCTTCGTAAATTCTCCTAGCAGCGAAACTCCCTCTTTTGAGAGATCTGTTAATACTGGAAGAAGAACAGTACCAAGTGCATTCTTTGCGGCCGTCGCACCGACCGATAGATACTGCAATTGATCGTCAAACGCCCCATACGCCGATAGCATTTCGTCACCAACAACGTATCCCGCATTTTGTGCTTCTTTTCCAAGTTCGTTCATTCTGGCAGAACCGGCTTCTATTAGTGGATTCAAATCCTGCGCCGATTTTCCCAGTATCTGCATAGCTAATGCATCGCGCTCTGTTTCGTTTTTCATCCTCCCCAAAGCGTCTATAACTTCCCAGTATACCGTATCAGAATCTCGCATACTTCCGTCGGCGTTCATAACCTGAACACCCAGTTTTTGATACGCTTCCACAGATAGTTTTGTGCCGTCCTGCACCGCTTTCATAGATTTAATTTGCTTGGCCATCGATTTGGTTAGCGTATCTGTAGATACGTCTATCAATTCCGCCGCATACATATATTCCTGGAGTTTGTCTGTAGCAATTCCAGTTTGTGTCGAAGTGGTTAAAACATCGTCAGCATATGCAGCACCTTCTTTGGACATATCCGCAAGAGCTTTACCCGCTGAAACTGCGGCGGCCGATACCGCAACAAAGGCGGCGGTAATTGCAGCCCCCGCCGCTTTACAAATGGTTCCTAACTTTTCAAATCGACCGCCTGCCTCATCCGCTTTATCGGCACTATCATCCAAGGAATCCCCCATATTTTCAACCGAGTTCTCAGCATTATCCAGCTTCTGCTTCATTCCATTCAAGCTGGCCTGCGCCTCGTTTACAGATTGCTTCCACTTAAGAGTTTGAGTTGCATTCTCTCCATATTTTTTCGTGGATTCGGAAAGACCTTTTTCCAGCAAGGCTATTCTGTCCCGCTGTGTTTGGATCTGTTTTGTTAACACCTCGGATTGTGCGGTAAGGGCCTCCTGGCTATCCTCGTTTTTTGCGAACGCAGAAGTAACCGCTTTCATCTCGCTATCCAATGTTTTAGCTTGCTGGATGATGTTATTCAATTGTTTTCTATACTCTGCTTCGCCATCTATGCCGATTCTCGGTCCAATGTCAGCCCCCACACGATCACCTCAAATTAATAGCGTCTTCAAAACGCATAGGCCGCGTTTTTTTCTTTATCTCCGCGCCATTGTAAATGGACAGGCAGGCGATCATGTCGCACATTTCCGTATAATTTGTGCATAAAATCTCATGCCTGTCCATATGCAGCATTCTTCCGTAAAAAAGAAACCATGCTAAATTCAGTTCGATTCTGTCGCTTGCGCCCCCGTTTTTTTTTGACCTCTTGGCGACTTTACTTCAACCGTACGTCCGGCCAAGCCTGCCGTCATCGCTTTTATAAGGCCGGACGCTACCTCCTGATATTCCTCCATCGATAACGTAAGAATAGCGTCAATTTGAAGCGGATCGGGTTTATACCCTGGTTCTTCGAAGCGACGCTTATTTTCGGCTGCCCTGCTCATCGCTGCCGCCATTTTGGATATAATAATCATACTTTCGCCCGTAGGCATGGATGACAGTTCTCCAAGGCGCTGTATATCCTTTCCCGGACACAAATCTCCAATTTCAGCAAACGCCTGCACTGTCATGGCCACTGGGTACGATTTTCCCCGAACAGTAATACAATTATCCATTTTGTACCTCCACAGTGTTCTGAGATTCAGTGATTGTCAGGATAGACTTCAATATTTCAATTCCTTCCACACGGGTCGGAACGTCCGCAACCACCTTTTTCCATGCTTTGGCCGTGGAATCATCTCTCGCGAGATCCGCAACTAATTCTTGCGTTTGCCAATTGATTTGACCTTCCTGTGTTGCCGCATTTGTGTTTGGCGTTTGAAACCGCGCCTTCGTTAGCACAACAGGCGCAAAACTCTCTACGCCGCCGCTCATATATCTGGCAAGGAAACCGATTCCCACATACGGCGGATCCATGTCCTCACCATAGTTGTAAACATTGGCCTTTTTACCCTCCCCGTAAGTCAGCTCCTCCGGTTCAGGAAGACCCATTATCAACTTTTCAGCCTCTTCCTTTAGTCCGTCTACAGTCAGCGTAATTGTTCCGCCGGTAAATTTCGCCGGAACGGTCTCCGAGGTCACGTTGTCAGCATAAAACGGATCTGTGTCCCCGACTTCCGGTTCAATGCTGACTTCTACGCCCCGAGCCAACCGCATTCCACCGGTATATGTAATAACTCCACCCGATTCGTTATATATCGCCACATATGGATCTGAAAATCCCGTGCATACTTTACCTTCTGCCATATTCATTTCATCCTTTCATCCCGACTCACTTCATTGTTTTTTCGATTTCTTCATCAATAACATCTTGCATTGCCTTTACTGCCGCCACCCTGGTTTGATTAACCGCCGGGCGGATAAAAGGCGTTTTTTTTAACCAGCTTGTTCCCGATTCTGTGCCTCTCGCCACAAGCTGATTCGGTTGCCCATTAGGATACTTCTTTGTTTTTGTGCCGTTGTACCCATCGAATCCCAGCTTCACATGGAGATAACCTTTTTCATTCTGCATGGTGGATATTCCGAACCCTTCTAGCAGGCCCTTCTTTCCAGCTTTTGTTACCCCAGTGGTCGGGTTGCTTGATGATACATATCCCTTTCTCTCTGGCAGCGCCTGGATGTTTTTTCTGATTTCATCTGCAACCAGGCCGGCGGCAGCGTGAACCGCTTTGCCTCCAACCATCTCAGTATCCGCAACCATTTTTGATAATTTTTTTTCGTATTCTTCCATTCCACGGACCGTAAATTTAGCCATCAAACCGCCTCGTATACCCATTCATAGTGAAGTAATCCACCATCCGTCTCTTCTTCGTATTGAATGGAATTGAGATAAAAGGCAATCCCGACGGCATTTAGCGCCGCCGGGATTTTCCGAACCAACTCGTCATTTGCCTTTTTGGTGTACAAGTCTATCGTTCCTTGGTCTGCCCGCTCCACCTGTTTCCCACCGGCGTGAAACGCGGATTCTCCGTCGTTCCCGTATATCACATAATGAATTTCTTTGTTTCCAGTTGCCGTATATAAGAATACATTTTGGGTACATGACAGTAGCGCGGATTTCACCTGCTCATTCAAGACCTTCCACCCTTTCCAACGCCAGATCGGTCATGGGTATTCCGTCCTCGTCAATTACCTGTTGCACTTGTACAATCCGATAATATACGCCGTCAATCTCTGCTTTGTCTGTCGCTGCGGATATGCTTCGGTTTTGCTGCACCTCGATCAACATATCTACCCGATCATTCTGTGCCTTGGCGATATAGTATCGGTTAGTCCCCACTGTCTTTTCTCCGTAATAGGATTCCCACACCTTTTCCCATTGGTATTCCGGCATTTCTCCTGCGACGGAAACATCTTTTTGCCGTAAGATTGTGACAATTCCGGCGTCAAGTAGCACTCTGTCCACCTCCGGCCTTTTCCGAAAACAGCCGATTATTAAGTGCCCAGCGCAACATTCTAGGCATTGGTTCGTTTACGGCCCGTTTACGGTATAGATACGCGGCGTACATAACGATTAACTGTGCATCCTCAATGGTATCCTGCAAGGTAATCCCTTCCCGTGCAATAAAAGCACGGGAAGCTGACAGGCACTGATTCAATAGCGCCTGCTTGTTATCATCAACCATTATCAAATCAAGGCTAGATTTAAGCAAAACCATCAGATCAGTGCCTGTCATTTGCATTCACCTCATTTCAAGATCCACTTTTTGTTACATTCACAGTATAGGTCTGACGGCTAACGCCGTTTTCCACCAAAATTTCCATAGGATGTGCGGTATTGTCCGCAGTCCATTTAATCGTTGCGCCGTTTGGATAATTTTTACCCTGGTACATCAATGTTACCCGTGCTTTTGATTGGGTGGGGGAGGCGGTTACGATATCAGAGGCAGCGGTCGCGGTGGTGGCGTATACCAGCACTGATCCGTCAAAAGACGGAGACAGACTTTCGCTGCCAATCGTTAAATCCGCCAAAGTGGCATTGTTGGCACTGTCCCCCGGGAAAGTAGCAGAAGTGGCGGGAGCGGCGCCGATTCCAATGGCAATAAAACCTTCGCCAATAACCGGTTTTCCGTCATAACGGGCAGATCCCTTGAAAGCCACTTGATCATCTGCAAATCTGTATTCATCGGATCGTTCAAACTTAGATCCGGCGCGTTCCGCCAGAAGATACAAGTCTCCGTAACCGGCCACAATATTCCCGTCCGAGATGATATTATCCGACAACACTACGATATCTCCACCCACAACCGGCATCACATTACCCTGGGCGGACACAATCGCGCCGGCGGCGTTGATATTCATGGCCTCCACAACCAAATCGGTTTTCGTGGCTTCGTTCATGGCCCAGAACTTCACGCCGCGAGAATATTTTCCTTTCGCGTTCTTGGACGCTTTAGCGATCTCCTTGAATAGTTCGATTCCGGTCTTTCCGGTAATTGTAATCACGTTGGATTCGGACAGATCTTTCCAGGGCCTGGCGTTGGCCGGATAGTTGTCAGGTTCGCTGTCTTGCGCCAACCGGCTGACAATTCCCAGAGGCATTTTTATTCCGGTTCCATAGAGGATCGCTTTGTCCAGCGCGATCCCAATAGCCGCGCCCAGCGCCGTGATGATCTCATTCGCCAAGTTAAGGTCGCTGTCCTCAAGGGCGGCGGCACAAATATAGATAATTCCGCCAACCTTATAGCCGTCCACTTCAGTCTGAGAAAACCCGAAACTCAACTCATTTAGGGAAGCACACGCCTCAGTCCACACCGCTTCCGGCATCTCACCCATAATGTTCTGTCTGGATTTACCGGAAACCGTACGCAGCCGTACACGACTTACCAGCTTGGAATATTCCGTGATGTTTTCTCGGATTAAATCCAGAACTATCACGGGAATTGTTAGATCTGCCCCGGTAATACCGCGTTGCTGCGCTCCAATTTCCCGCACACGAGTTAGGAACCCTTTTACATCCTCGCGGGATAAAAACGTATCTCGCTCCTGCATATTCATGCCGAAAAATTTCTTTCTACTCTCCATTTTCGTCTCGTCCTTTCGTTGATTTAAAACAGCCGGTTTTTCCGGCGGCTTACTGGTTCGCGCCTCTTCATCCGCAAGATCATTCTCCAGAGAACTGATCTCCGCCTCAAGGCTGGATTTCTCGGATTCATGCTTTTCCTTCTCTTCGGAAAAGTGTTCAACAGCTTCTTCAACAATGGCCTTTTCTTCGTCGGTTTCCGCCTCCTGGATGGACTGCTCCAATTCCGTTTCGCGGGTTTGGAGCTCTTTATCCTTGGTTCGCAGTTCTTCAAGCCTTGTTTTTTTGTCATCGATCTTTTTCCGTACCATAAGTGCTTTTAATGCCATTTCGATTCACTCCTTATTTTCTTTTGCATGGTTTCCCGCCACGCCTCGGTTTTCCTCCTTTGGATGTCGGCAAATTCTTTTTTTCGCGCTGAAACAGAGGTTTCTTCGTAGGCCGGAAAAGTCACCACCGAAACTTCATATAACTTGACCTCTCGTATTGTCCAATGTACGCTTCCGTCCTCCCGTATCTCTGTATCCTCTTTTACGATCTCAAACCCAAAGGAACATTGATCTACGTCTCGGCGCTTGACCCGCTCGTACAGGTTCATGGCGTCTTGGTCGTTTCGATTTATGGAAACGCGTCCCCACAATCCGTGAGAATCCTCTTTAAGTTCCAGGGTCCCCGCTTTATTCCTCCCAAGAACCAACCGCGTTTCATGGTCGATCAGCGCCCGTATATCGCCTCCTAACGTTTTTGAAAACGCCCCCGGCGCCACGCTTTCTGACGCCCCCGGCCATAAGTCGTAATTAGTGTTGAAAACGGAGAAGTATCCTTCGATATACAGCACATCGTTTTCTTCCCTTGTGTCAAACATAGACGGCACACTGCGCATTTGCCTGCATTCTCTGTCCATTTACTCACCACCTATCAGTTTGGATTGTTCTCCGATCATGCCACGCGGAATATAATTTTCCAAAATCACAAGATCGTCTAATCCGTCTTTGGGGGACTGTCCCGTCCAGTCTCTCACCTCATTGCCTGTCATGATCCCTCGTACATACAAATCCGTTGCAACCTGTGATAACTGGGTAATGTCATATGTGTATAGGCTACGGGTGTTAAACCGGAAATACCAATCTGGATTAAGCAATAGCTTTTTCGTCATTTCCTGCTCAATCCCCTTGGCAATTGGCATTATGGTAGAGGAAATAAAATTATTCCACGCCGCGGATTCAAAGTCCCCTACCCCCAGTACAAAAGGCGGCACCCCCAATATGGCGGCAACTGTGCGTTTGTCCAATTGCACCACATCAGCTATCGCCAAGTCTGATAATGATAAGGGCTTAATTTGTTCCACGGAAAACTGGTCCGCCGGGATCAGCCATGGTTCTCCGGCTTTGTCTGTGTTTATGTAATTTTCCAGAAGCCGCTTTCTTCCCTCCGGGCTGGAAAACTCATCGATCATTCCATCCACCTTCACAATGATGGACGGTTTCCATTTTGATTCCATGAACCCCTTTTCCGTGGCCGCCGCCTGTTTTAAATTCGCTGCCACGTCTCTAAGAGCCACTCGGAACCCTTGTCCTTTCCAAGGGTATTTCGGATCCGGATTGACAATAAAATGCAACACTTGATCCGGGTGATACGGTATTCCATCAATCGAGACTTTATACCCATACCCTTCCGGCATAAATGATACGCGTCCAGGATCTATTGGTATCAAATCATCCAGCAGCCCGCCATTTGTTACCGGTAAAACAACGGCATTCCCATCTCCGTCCAAAAGCGAGTTTCTCACGATTGTGTGCACAAATGTTTGTCGCGTTCCATATCGGTATGGGTTAATGTCAATTTTTCTGGAAAGTTCGTTTTTAATCCGCACGTCTCCCTTGTCCGTGTTCGCCATTAAATGAATCGTCATACTGGATATGAGTGTCGCAATCCTATTTACCGCTGTAATAATTTCCGGATTGTGGGCTAAACTGGTATAGCCTTGAACACACAACGTTTCCCATCCGCAGTCCGTCGCCAGGAAACCAACCGCTGCAGAACGCTTCTTGTTAGGCTCTGCCCTTGCTTTTTTCTTTCCTTTGTTTTTGGCCACTTAATCACCCCACCATGCTTTTGCTTTATTGGATTTTTCCATATTCTCTAATTTCCGGATACACGCAAAAACCGAAGCGTCGAATAAGTCGATTCTGTGCTCCGGTTCTACTTTTTCGTATTGGATCATATCGTCCGTTTTTTCTATCGCCCGCACATTTTCCACGCAGTATTCAAACGCCGTGGAATGTAGGTAATACAATTTCCCATTTTTTGCCCGTTCCTCGATATGCCGGAATCCCTCCGATTTCTTGTAGAAATATTGGGGCTGGTCTACCACCCGAAACTTTGCGCTTTTCATTCCGACGAAATATTCGCGGCAAAATTTCCTGTCGTGTCCTACTTCTTTGATTTTGAATCCCATATCTCGCATTCGACAAAACCAATTGACGACATCGGCGTGGTTAACGGTGGGAGAATTACACATTGTCAGGAATCCATCGTCCGCCCATCCAAACAATGGGATTCCATCCTTGTCCGCTTTCTCGTGTGCGGCCACTACCGGAAAAAAAGCGTGAGTTATAATGATGTCCACACCTTTATATTCTCCGTAAAGTGCCGCAGCCGTTAAATCGTGCAATTTCGATAAGTCCGCTCCGCCATACCATTCTACTGGCAGCTTTGCAAGCTGCTCCAGCGTCCAGTTGTATTGTTCGTCCGAGCGGCGGAATTCGTCGATATCGAAATATGCTTTCATCGCAGAGGTATAAACGTTCAGAGATTTTGCAAAAAAATCCTTGCGTTGCTGTGGGTCGTTCTGCGCCTGCATAGCGTCGTTCATAATTTCTTCTGGTCGAATGGATACTCCGTAGGCCGGATTCGCCATTTCATGAACCGCCGGATTTGTATAATCTATTTCTCCGGTTTCCGGATCCGGATTTGCACAACACATAAAAATAAAATACTGCTCATCTTTTACTGTGCCGTTCAGTACCTTACGACAATATTTCAGACGTTGCCCCAGGAAGGATTGTTCATTATCGCCGGCGGTAGATATACCAATTATCAATTTATTGGTATATGCTTTCATCGCCTCCTTGAAGAGATTGTATTGTTTTGGTTGCCGGAAAGCGTGCACCTCGTCGCATATCGCAATATTACAGTTAAGACTATCCTGGGCGTCCGGATTAGCGGCAAGGGCCTGAATATATAGGGAACCGTCCCCCATTACCGCCCCTATGGAATGTTCGTTATTGTTATCTATAACCCGGAAGTTATCTGCTTCCCCCATTCGGTTTATGTTGTATTTGATAAATTGAAAGCTCTCCATCGTTTGCTTAAGCGCCGCGGCTACGATATACAATTTCGACCCACTTCGCCTATAAAGCAACGACAGCGCCCAGGAAAGCGCCGCCGCAAAACTAGTTTTGATATTTTTTCGCGGAATATAAATCATTGCCTCGTGGAAACGAACAATATCCGTTCCAGCCAACTTGAAGCCCACCAGATTATAAATTATGAATTTGTGGAATGGTTCCAGGAGGAATGGAGTTCCCCTGAGTGGGGTTCCGTCCAGCTTTTCCCCTTGTTGATGGCAGAATGTGGATTCGATGATTTGAATGCAAAACTCCGGCGCTTTATGATCCAATTCGTAATCTGAATTCTCCAGGTCATGGAAAAATCTTTCAACCGCCTGTTTGAGTTCTGTGCAGGCCCGTTTCCTTCCATCTCGAATGCTCTGCGCATATCCGAGAACCACGTCCCAGTTTTTACGAACCTTCAAGCTGGATCACCTTTCCCCATAAGGAGTTCCCTTTGCTTTTTCCTGTTCCTTCTCCGGTTATCTTTTTGTAGCCTGCCGGCGTCAATCCCAGCTCCTTCCAGATGGCAAGCGCCGATTTATTCAAATCATCCCACAAAACGATTCGCGGATTTTTGGTTGTGTTGGTTGCTCCGTACTTATTTGTATATTCAACAACTGCCAGTTCACCGGATTTAATGTATTCTTCATGCACCTTATCACGCTCTTCCAGGGTTTGTGCAAGCGTATCAATAACAGGGTCAAAAGCCATTTTATACGTGCCGATTTCTCGGCATTGTTCGGTGATCTTTCGTTTCCACGCCGCCTTTTTCACACCCGCACCCCCCCTTTCACAAAATTTAGCCAGAGTTGGAAAGAGTTACCCCGCCCATTAGAAATAAAATAATTTCAGGTTATTAGACTGGGGGGGGGATTGTTCTAAACATCCATTCTCTGCCCAATGAAGTTAATTCGTTTGTTTTTCTGTCATGCATTGCATTATGCTTGGTTAATGACAAACTAACGAGATTCCAATCACACCAAGCGTATTCCGGATAATCTTCCGCAGGATAAATATGATGAACGACCGTCGCCTCGACATCTTTACCAAACCGCTTGCTTTCTTGACACTTGTATCCATCCCGCTTTAGTATTTTTTTTCGCTTCTTTTTCCACTTTATGCTTTCGTAAGCGAACATAACAGATACCTCTAAAAAACCATACTCTGGCGCTTCGGGCGGGTGTTCTCAGCACCTGCCCGTTGTTTTTGCCGTATAGCAAAAGCGCCCCGGTTTCCCTGGGCGCTCTTTCACTGGTTGCAGCATAACCTTTTTTTATGTCCTATGTACGGAATCCAAAAATATTTTTAAACGATTCCCTTCATGTCCGCAAGCAGATAATAAAATCGGCGTCTCCGGTCATTGAAATCCTTTTCATTCATTCGAATATTTTTCAATAATCGCATATAATTCCAGGTAACATCCTCTGTCATAGCCAACAGAAACAGATCGTATTCTGAATGAGAAGCCATCTTTGCTGCTTTCTCAATCATAGCTATATCGTTTGATAGAATGGCGGCTTTCTCCGCGTTTCGGCCTGTGGGATCACCTGGCCCGCTCCCGGAAGGCATTCCCGTGATTTGCGGGCTTTTATACGGGGATTCCAGTTCCTTCAACCGCCGCTTTTTGCTTTTGTATTGCTTGCAAAAATTATTCAGCTCTCGGTATGCCCATGTGCCTATATTGTACTTATCTAGTCTCAGGTCTCGCTTATTCGGCATTTGTTTCCCTCACTTTTTCCGCAGCGTGTCAATGACGGCCTTTACAATCATAACCCCTAGCCCGAGGGCCATAATACTCCCGAGCAGGTACAGGCTATTGATGAATATGCTTGCCATTTCTGCTATCTCCTTTCCAATAGAACCGTGATACAAACGCTTTCCCACTGGTTCATGGCTTCTCCTCCGGCTTTTTGCCCGCCATCCGCATACAGCACCCAAGCACAAATCCGAGACATCCGGTAAACACATGGGTTCCGACTAACAATAAGATCATTCCACCGCTAGACAGATCAATCACCATTTTGTATGCCCCCAATCAATTCCGGGTTGTCGTCATCTATTCCATAATCCCAACAGCAGTCGTCACATCCAAATAACGGTTCTCCGGCTATACAGCACTCGGTGCAATCGATATCTTCAAATACTTCCATCACTCGGCCTCCCCACCAGAAGCAGCAACCAGCCGTAGAGGGGTAAACTAATCGTCATGAGGTTTCACCTCTAATTTCATTGAAATGCTTTTTAATTGCTTCTTCGGAGAGGTCAACCATATACTTGCGATCACATTTGTCACACTGGCATTCAACGCTTAACATATCGTCTGCAAAATCATATTCACGGAGATTAAATCCACCACATATCGGGCAGCGCAAGATGTCTGTATTCATCACGTCATCAAACAAATTCCCAAGCTCCCCGCAATATTCTCCAGACAAATACGTCCAAGCCCCTTTGCAACGCGAACACAGACTATAGTCGTTAAACTCCCCCTCATATATGCCGGTCTCGCGTGAATACTGCTCTCCCACCTCTATTTGCTTCCCACAATACTCGCAGCGGTGCGGTATACGCGCTATGCGTGTTCTGCTGTTCCAAAAGCTCATTTTTCCTCCTCCTCGGGCGGTTCCGGCAACGGCTGCCAGTGGGTGATATGCCCATTCCATCTTACCCACATCCGGCCTATAATCCTGTCTGTGTCAATTTTTGTGTCACTATAAGGCACAAACACAAGCACTCTTGTTTTTTCATCCGGCAACCTATCCTTAACGCTGATCCACTCGCTCATCGCTCGTCGCCTCCGTCTATTTTTGAAATTGAATATCCTTTACATTTTCTTCCGCGTCTGTAACACGATGAAATCGGGCATTGACGCACTCCCATTGCGGAACATGCCTCTTTTTCTGAATTAAATACTATCTGAGGCTCTGCATATTGTTTAGCCATCCTGTTCCACCTCCAATGCTTTTTCGCACCGCACGTCAATCTGTACTGAAAATCTCCCTTTCGGGCAATACGCATAATTTCCGCATTCATCCATCAAAACCAATGTCCCATCCTCTTGAATAGCAAACCCTTCCATATCGCAATACATAAGTTCATCTGCCCAATCTTCTTTCAACGCGATATTCCAGAGATCAGGTTGTTTGCCTGTTTTGGAATCGGTTACCGTAAATTTTAGCTTAATCATGTTCTACCCCCCCCTCCTTCACTCCACGCCATTGCCAGTTGCATTTATTGTTTTCGCGGCACGTTTTACATCTATCATCCATTCTGCCATCTGATAGAAATTGACGTTTTACCCATTCACATTTTGCGCAAAACCCTCTCCAAGTTTCCACCGCCGCGTCCCGCTCCCGCTTTACCTGTTCCAGTTCAGCCTCCAGCTTTGCGATCCGATCCGCTTGACTCTGCTCGTGCTGGACAAGTTCAACGTCAGCATAGTTCGGACACCCCCGGCAATCCCCGTTAGGGTATCTTACCCGACAGCCCTTACATATGGCTCTCAATTCTTCTTCCGTCATTTCCGATCGTCCTTTCCTGCTTCCTGGAGGTCATGCAAAGCTTTGAAGAACTTCCGGCTCCTTATGTTCAGGCCCTTGCCCCGCCATTCATCCTCCAGCCTATAACGAATATCTAGATCAAACACGCTTTTTCCGGTCCCTTTCATCGGCTGATCCAGGCATCCCTGTAATTCTTTCAGCCCCTCCCAATGCTCCGGAAGATACCGCCAGATATTCCGCAGCTCTTTCAGGTTTTTGTTCCTGCAACACCAGCAGCTCACCCGGTCCAGTATGTCATACAGCCGTATCGTTCCATCCGGGGTACACGCCCCGCTCTCCCGCCACTCGTACCCCGTGGCATAGCATGACGCGAGACAATCCGCCTCCGACATTCCATACTCTACCAGTGGATACCGTTTATTCGTTCCTTCGCTTGTATCCATCCGGTGCTTTTCGTCCGCCGCTATTCCCACCAGCACAATCGCGTCTTTGCTTTTCGCATACTTGTCCATCGCGCTTGTTTTGGCCGTCGTTCCCCAGCGGCAACGGCCCCCGCACCATCCATACCCGCGATAGGTTCCGCTGCCGTCCCGGCGTGTCACCAAACGCTCCAGCATATCCCATCGGAAAGGGGAATCCGGGTATAGTACCGTGTGCTTGATCCCGATTTCATCCAGCCGAGCCGTCAGCTTCGCCCAGGTGTCATATATCGCTTGAAACTCCATCCCCGTATCATACATGACTACTTCGTCCAATTGACGGCCTCGCTTAATGTGTTCCTCCACCATGGCCAAGCTGTCTTTTCCGCAGCTTACGTTTGCAATTGTGTACTTCATCTTTTCCTCCATTTCTGGAGGATACCGGTACCCTCTGCTTCTCATCCCCGGTTAGCTACGCCGGGGGATTAAATGTCAATTGCTCCATCGGAGGTTCAAAATTCTGCCATAGCGTTTCCGTTGCTTTCTCCGTGGAGGTGGTTTGTGATTCGATAGTGTCCTTGTGCCATTCGCATAACGCCTTATCGTACAGTTCGCACCGATATCCCGACAGTACAATCCTGGCTTTACTTCTGCAGATCAATTCCAGCAACCGCCTATGATCGTCGTCGCTCATTTCGTGCCGATACAGTTTCCCGCTCCTTCTGGAATCCAGTACATACGGAGGATCAAGATACATCAGCACATCGAAATTATTGTATCGCTCGATCAATCTCAATGCGTCCATGCTTTCGATCTGTACCAGATGGGTGGTATCTCCGCGCAGCCTTTTGGCGGCCGCGTCGATTGTGTCGGTTATTCCCGCCCACTTACAGGCTGTCCCGCCGATCTTTATCTGTTTATGGTTTCGCCATCCGCATTTACCGTCCATCTTGGCTCCTATCGCCTGAGTGGTGCGCACCATATACCGTCGCGCCCGCTCCAAAGGATCCTCACACGGTTCAAAGGATCGGTCATACTCTTCCCGGCTGTACGGCGTCAGGGTCAGCAATCGTTTCAGTTCTTCCGGATTATCCCGCAACACACGGAACAGGTTGACGATATCGCCGTCTAAATCGTTGATTGTCTCCACAGCTCCCGGGCGCTTGTTATAGAATACCGCGCCCGATCCCGCGAACGGTTCCAGGTATACCAGCTTTTCATACCCTTCCGGAAAGTGAGATATAATCCAGTCCGCTATTCTCCACTTGCTTCCCGGATACCGTATTACCGCCCGCATAGTTCCACCTTCTCCCCCCGCCGGCAGCGGCTACACGTTGTCAACATACAATCTCCTCCACAATAATCTCCGTCCGCTTTGCCCCGTCGTACACCCGCCGAAGCGTCAGATCGATCCTTTCAAAGCTATCGTCCCGGATGATTCCGGCTTTCACCAGCCCGTCCAGAATCATCTTGCCGCTGTAATTGTCCGGGTCCCGCCTCCGGTTATCCCCAAAGCAGTAAACCAGCGTTACAGAGGCGTGCTCCAGCGGAGCGGGAGGCCTCGGGCGGCAGTAAGCAGCCACCAGCAACGCCCATTGCTTCTTGATCTCCTGATACTTCCAACGGTTGTCACGCCCTATGTATTCGTTGTTGCTCGGCGGAACGGATGGAATGGTATAACGGTACGTCAAAACGGTATATCGCTTTCAAACGGTATATATTTTTGAATAACCTCGTGTCTTCCAATCACGAATTTTAAAGGAAAATATGCGCCGACCACTGCCGCGAGTCTTTCTACGTCACTAACCCAAAAACTTCCGGATATGCAGATTCCGGCACAGTTCCCTTTTTTGGTATCACATAAAACTTCATCACCTGCTTTCAGAATAATGTGGTCCGGCACAGAAAATAGGTATGCCTTTTGATTCTGGCCTTCTGCGTGTTTGATAAACGCTACGTTTGTAAGCAACATCATAACCCCCTCCTAAAACGGTAACGAATCCGAATCGTCGACGATCTCTTCAAAATCCCCCGCTCCGGCGTTGGAGAAGGCGGGAGGCCCATCATATCCGGGAGCGGCGGATACATCGGCGGACGGTTTGGCCGCTTTCGACTCCACAAAATACACCTGATCCGCCACCACCTCATAGGCCGTGCGCTTGTTGCCCTCTCTGTCCGTGTACTGCCGGCTTTGCAGCTCTCCCTTTACCGCCATCTTCTGTCCCTTCTGGAAATGTCGGCATATGAATTCTGCCGTATTCCTCCAGGCAACCACGGGAATGAAGTCCGCCTGACGCTCAGAACCCTTCTGCTGAAACGCCCGTTCCACCGCCAATGTGAAACTGGTAACCGGAACCTGTGAAGCCGTATGCCGCAGCTCCGGGTCTGCCGTCAAACGGCCCATTATGCAGATAACATTCATACTCCATCGTCCTTTCTGTATTTCGGCGCATACGTCATTACCTGCGCCATATATCCCTCCATATCCAGGGAGGTTTCTTCTTTCGGAGGCAAGGCCGTGATCTTTCCTCTTGCCTCATCTTCCGTCAACCATTGCGCGGCCTTTTCTATGGCTTTGTCTCCCTCATAGCGGTACTTTCCCGCCTTGGCAAGGTACACTTCCACCAATGTTATCCCGTACTTCCTTTCCAGCTCCTCCCGCTGTTCGGCGGGGGAGAGGGAGGCCGGCGCTTTCCTCTCCTCTCCTTTACTTTTCTTTCCTTTACTTTCCTTTAGAGGGTTATTCTCGGATTTACTGGGGTTTTTCTCGGATTTATTGGGGTTTTTCTCGGAAAAACTCTCAGGTTGACGCACTTGAATAAAGGATTCGGTTTCATCGGTCTTCAACAACCAATACCGTCCGTCTACCGTCACAGCGTTTTTGGAGGCCCGGGACTTTACAGCCTCCTGATAACGCTTCTGTATTCCACTGGACGTCAGGATCTTGTCCGCCTTGAAAAGTATGCTGTCAAGCAGTGACCGGTCAAGGAAGAAGCTCAACATCTGTCCTATTTTCTCTCTGCTCATTTGCAGATCTGCGGAAGCTATCAGGATAAAATCCTCATCCGCTTTTACACAGAATCCGTCCCTATAAATCCTGGACAGCAAGTACATATAAAATGCAAAGCCGTCCGCGCCGAATCGCGCCATCACGATTCGTATTTTGGTATCCGAGAATATGTCCACATCGACAGGAAAGTAATCAAGCCCCGTCTTTTGCGGACGTGCCAACCGCAGCACCTCTTTTCCTCTTGTACCGGCACCAATCGGTGCTGATCTCGTTTCTGTGGTACGGGCATTTATCCTTAGTGCAATGGCTCATGTGCACCAGCCCATATGCCGGACAGTGGACGTAAGAATTCCCTACGCCCACCTTGCCGCGTTCACATATTGGGCAGATCATCCCCTCCACTCCCTGTCAATCTGATTTTCCAACACTTTGATTTGCAGTTTGTACCCATTGACTGCTTCCAACGCCGATTTGTATACCACCTCGGCACAATCCCGCTTGAATTTCAATTCCGCGATCTCCTGCGAACCCCGGCAGATATCGGATATAATGGTCACCGGGGTTCCGCTGTCTCTTTCCTGCAACATCTTCTTTGCCAAGGCGACGCGGTATTCCCGTTCTGCCGCTGCCCACGTCCGACCCCGGCTGCCGATTTCCCTTTGGGCGGCGTTCAGCAGATTGATGTTTGTCTGCATAGCAAGCATTAGGTCTTGGCCGCTCACAGATAATTCCTCCCAAATATTCGCATAAATTCATCGTGTCCATGCTCCGCCTCAAACATGGCTTGGTATTCACATTTGAGGCGGAGGTCATTCTCTCGGTTAAAATGCACCCCGTTCGGCGGCTCATTGTGGCACCAATGGCAGAGATCAACCTTCATCCCAAACCGCTCCGACGCTTTTCTGTTTGGGCCGCCAAACACATGATGGCATTCGAGCCAATAGATTGATCCGCATATATGGCACTGTCTCATTGCACTTTATCCATAACCTTATCCGCAACTTTTATACAGTCTGGGCATAATACTCTGTGGTGTCTCTGTTCTGCATAAGCCGCGATTTTGTCCGCTTCCCATATTTCTCCCGATCTGGTTTTCGTGTTCGAAATAGGAATACCGCAGTCCGCGCAAACATATTTCAGCTTTTCATCCAGTTCTGCAGAACTGATTTTGTCCGGATCTTCTCCCGTCGGCAGCGCGAATGCCCGTAACCACATATATTTAAATGCGTAAGTCATCGCTTTGCCTGATCCTTTATCCTGGCTGTCCGCCCCGTCTCCACAGGAAGCAATGTCTATGTATTCCTCCGGGTTTTCTACATTCACAAGCCTGTACATTACATCAACGTGTGTGATCTGACCGATCCTGCTGGCAGATTGCTGTATCGGATAAATCACCAATTTGTGCTTGATGAGCTCAGCGCGCATAATTCCGGTTACCTTTTCTTCGGATAAAGCCTTATAGCTGGTAGTGCCGAATTTAACTTGATCGTCCTTCGTTAAATACTGCACATCCTGCATGATTGCAGATATTTTCTCGTATATGTTCACAGCCATCGCTCCCGCCTTTCGTTGCAGTTCGGGCACTCCCGCCCGCCATTGTCCATCTCGTAGTACAGATTATCGTATACCGGCTCCCCGCACCTGTCGCAAATATAGTCCGGGTCAGGGTCCGGCGCGTTGGGGCACCGAGGATCACAGGGTATCTGCCTGCACTCCGCGCACATCGCTCTCCATCTCCTTCAGCTTCCTCAGCTCTTCCTCCGCATGCTCCCACATGCCTTTGTATAGATCACTCTGCACTTTGATCCTTTTCAGCTCCGTACACAAAAACTCAGTTACCTCTATGTAATCTTTCTCATGATCCATTGACTTTTTCTCTCCTTCCGGTTATAATAAAGACGATTTCATTTTCTCTGCGCTTGTCGTCGGTGTTCCTGCACCGGCGGCAATTTTTTTGCGTCTCAGCTTGCGCTTGACGGTTGCCGCAAACCATTCCTGCGTACTGGCGTATCCTTCCGCCTGCACAATCTCCAGAAGCGCCCTTGCAACGTCGCGGGACATGGCTGCCGTAAACTTGTAGATATCCGATACCTCTTTTTGCTTCACGGCCTTTTCCGGCGTTCTCAAGCCATATTCCAACGCCACAAGCCGTATAGCCCTTTCCATGTCCGCTCCGTACACCGCACATAATTCCTTAAGTTGTTCCAGCATAGGCATACATCGGCTATTTTCTAACCTGGATATCCCCGGTTGGTCCAAGTCTGCCACCTGTTCGCATACCTCTCGGGCGCTTAAGCCGGTTCCTTTCCGGGCCAATTTCAGCATGGCTCCAAGGGTTTCAGACTCCATCCGCTTTCACCTCCTCTTATTCCTGGTTAAAGAATGCTTTAAATGTACCTGATCCGTATTGCCCGCTCGTTATGTCGATTACCTCCCGTATGGTGTAGCTGTCTTTTAAGGTTCCCAGGCTGTCCACAAACTTTTTCGTTCCTTGCGAACAAGCGCCGGTTATGATCCGGTACATTGGGATGATTTCATCCGCCGTGAGGCAGCTATCCAAGGTGAGGTGCTTGTATTGATCTGCCCCTCGATTCATGGCGGCCTTAAACGCCAGATCCCGAACACCGTCCCCGAACGTTTCACAATGGACATAATTCGTCCCATCAAATAATACGTTGCGGCCCGGGATTTTGCCTTTGTAGAACACATACTCTTTAATATCCCGTCTGCCTTTTATATGAGTTAATATGCCGTCAGCGTATAGATATCGATTGGGCGCATAGTCGCCATCGTGTAATTTGTTGGCCTTTTTTATTGCGCCTTTTTTGAATATCGGGGTGTCGCTGAGATAGAGGCTACCGCCCACTGTAAGGTTATCCGGCAACGTCTGAATCGGGGTGTCTCTGAGATCGAGGCTACCGCCCACTGTAAGGTTGTCAGGCAACGTCTGGATCGGGGTGCCGCTGAGATAGAGGTCGCCGCCTACTGTAAGGTTGTCAGGCAACGTCTGAATCGGGGTGTCTCTGAGATCGAGCCATCCGCCCACTGTGAGGTTATCCGGCAATATCTGAATTGGGGTGTCTCTGAGATCAA